AGCATCGTTGTCGATGCCTTAGTCGATGAGGGTTATGATGCCTTACAACGCGGGCAACCGGAAAGATGTGAGGACGCTGGAGAAGGAAGCGAAACAACAGGAGAAGCAGCGGCATGAGATCGTCAAAGGTATTATGTCTGTTGCGGCTGGTCGAGAATGGATGCACAACCTACTCGAGCACTGTCATTGCTTTGCCACCAGCTACTCGGATGTCAGTAACAGAATGGCTTTCATGGAGGGCCAGCGCGAGGTCGGGATACTATTGCTCACCAACATCATGGCAGCGTGTCCTGATAATTACATACTAATGATGGGAGAAGCAAATGCCAGACGCAGTTCAATCGACGCCCGACTCGATCGCAAGGACTCCAACGGGGGAGATAGCGGATCAGGGCCAGACGACGACACCAGCGGCAGCGGCGACGACGACGCAGCCGGAGACCTCTATACCGACACCAGATGAAAAGTCGTTACTCAATCAAGACGGAAAGTCCATCGCCAACGCAACTCCGCCTACTGAGGGAGCACCAGAAGCTTATGCTACTTTCAACGTCCCGGAAGGCTTTGTCCTCGACGAAGAAGTCGCCAAAGAAGCGGGTGCGATGTTCAAAGAGCGGGGCCTCACGCAAGCTCAGGCCCAGAAGTTCGTAGACTTTTACGTTGCTAAGACCCAGGAAGCAGTTAATGCGCCGTATGAACTTTGGCGGCAAACGCAGGCTGACTGGGTAAAGCAAGTTAAAACTGACGCATTCCTTGGCCCTAGGCTCAATCAAGTCACCAGCACAATCTCTAAAGCTATCGATATAGTCGGTCAGAGCAATCCTCAATTGGCGCAAGAATTTAGAACCGTTATGGACTTTACCGGTGCGGGCAACCATCCAGCATTTATCCGCATGTTCTACGAGATGGCTGCTCGAATCACCGAAGGCGGATATGTAGCCGGTAAAGGCCCGAGTCCCGCAGGCCAGCGACCAGTAGGGCAGATGCCTACTGCGGCGCAGGCGATGTACCCGAATCTACCGTAGCCCTGCCGCAGAGCGGATGAACGAGATGGGCGTAGACAAACACAGGAGATAACCCGAAGTTAGGAGGCCGTAATGGCTACCCTTGGGGCAACTGCCCTAACCTACGCGGACTGGGCCAAACGAATGGATGACGGCTATCATGTAGCTGTCATTATCGAACTGCTCAGTCAAACTAACGAGATCCTCGATGACATGCTGGTCATGGAAGGCAACCTTCCCACCGGCCATAAAACCACTGTTCGTACAGGTCTGCCGCAAGCCACATGGCGTCTGCTCAACACTGGCGTGCCAAACGCCAAGTCTACGACGGCGCAGATCGTGGATACTTGCGGCAACCTGGAAACTTATGCCGTCATCGATAAAGATATCGCGGATCTCAACGGCAACACCGCTGACTTTAGACTCTCGGAAGTCAAAGCCTTCCTTGAAGGTATGAGCCAGCAGGTCGCCGCAACACTGATCTACGGCAACCAATTTGTGAACCCGGAACGGTTCACTGGCTTCGCACCACGCTATTCCACCAAGACAACCGCTAACTCCCAGACCGCAGCCAACGTCCTTGATGGTGGTGGTGTCTCAACGACCAACACTTCAATCTGGATCGTGGTCTGGGGATCGGACACTTGCCATGCAACCTTTCCTAAAGGGAAAGTCACCGGACTACAACACCGTGATATGGGAGAATGGCCAGTTCTTGACGGCGGTGGAAACACTTACCAGGCCTACCGGGATCACTTCAAGTGGGAGATCGGCCTTGTACTTAGAGACTGGCGCTACACCGTCAGAATCGCCAACATCGACTACACCCAGCTATCCGGGGTTAACGCCGCCAACCTCATCAATCTCCTCGTCCGAGGATTGTATCGACTACCTACGGCTCCTGCTGGCGCAACTGTTGTCCAGACCTCGGACACACCTGAGGTTCGAGCTAACATGGGACGGACTGTCATTTACGCTAACCGCGTTATCCGGACCTACCTCGACCTACAAGCCATGAACAAGACCAACGTCTTGCTCCGCATCGAAGAGTTCGACGGTAAGCCAATCACGACCTTTAGAGGTATCCCTGTTCGGACTTGCGATGCTATCCTCAATAACGAAGCTCAAGTAGTCTAGGAGATCAGCTATGATTCTTGATGGCTTTCTACAGTGGTCTAGTGCCCAAAACCTTGCGCAGGTTGTTGGAAGCTACGTTAGCACTAACATCATCGACCTCCACTTGGTCGGGATTCCGGTGCTAGCATCAGGCCAAGGCGCCCGCGATATGGGGATCGGCGACGATCCAGCAATGAAGATCTTGGTTCAAGTAACTACCGCTTTCACCAGCGGTGGTGCCGCAACCCTTGCGGTTCAGCTGCAAGGTGCAACGGACAACGGGTCTGGCGCACCAGCAGCGTTCTCAACATGGTGGGTGTCTCCGACATATGCCCTTGCTACAATCGCTGTTGTTGGCGCAAGGCTTATGGATATGGATATGCCACGACCTCCAGCCGGCATTGCCGTTCCTCGGTTCCTCCAGCTTACCTATGTAATTGCTGGTGCAACCACAACTGCCGGGAACGTCTCCTCGTACCTTGTACTCGATCGCCATGACCAGATGTATAACGCCACGAACAACGCAATACTCGGTGGATATATCCCTGGCGTTGTGATCAACAACTAGGAGGATCGAATGCCAGGACCTGTAGGTGCGATCAGTTGGAATACACTCACTGGCAATGAGTGTTATCGGTTAGCGCTGAGTCCAGGTGGCCCCGAGGCGTGGATTTCTCTCAACCAGACTAGGAATACGGTTGAGGAAATTACCACCGCCACAACCACTGGTGCAGTGACACTAAACCAGACCAACATGGCGGTAATCTTTACTGCTGCGTTGACTGGCGGTATCACCCTTAATCTTCCTCCAACGCCACCTGATGGCCAAACTGTTGTGGCAATCAACGGAACTGTCGCTGCCTTCACGCAGACTATCACTGCAACTGCGACTGATGGTGCGACTGTCGTGAATGCCACGGCCGTGAACCTGGGTGCTGGAGCAAGCGCTAATTGGGTTTACAACGCAACAGCTAACACATGGTACAAAGTGCGATGAAGCAAACAACCCGACTTCTCGCACTGGCGGCGGCGCTCCTCACCATCCACTGCGGTAGCGCCGTCGCTCAAACTGGTGGTCAAGCAGTTATCTGCACCAACACCTTTCAAGTCTCGCAAGGCGCTGTTGCGTTGACTAAGATAGTGTCTGGTGTGTCTGGCAAGACCATCAATGTCTGCGGCTATGTGGGCAATGCAGGGGCAGCGGCTGGTACGTTCCAGCTTCAATATGGTACCGGTACAAACTGTGGAACCAGCACCACTGCTCTGACCCCTGCATATTCTCTGGCCATCAACGGCGTCCTTGTAGATCACGGAGCCGGTAACGCAAACATCTCACTCCCGCAACTAATCGGGGGAGTGCTAACCGATCTGTGCCTCGTCACCACTGGAACAGGTCCTGTGCAATTCCTCCTTTACTACGGGGTGTTCTAATGGCGAGATTCCAACTCACTCAAGGGTTCTATATCAACCACAAAAAGCTCAAAGCTGGCACTCTGCTCTGCAATGGTACTGCCTGCAACGCAGGAGATGAGATCTGGACTGGTCTCAATTCAACTACATACAGTCCGGGAATGAATCCACTTGATGCAGCGGCAATTACCATCAAGAATGCCAGTCGGTTTGCTAATGCGCAGACCCCTGTGCCAGACGGTGTTAATAGTATTGACGGATAGGAGGCTGCAATGTCAGCAGACAAGAAGCAGCAGCTTGCGGGATTGCTGAATCTGATAATCCCCTACGCTGATGCGGTTAAAGATCTTAAGGATGATCTTGACTACCTTGGCAAGCTTGAAGCTTATAAAGAGCAAGCTGAGAAAGACACCGACGAGCTAGAGAAACGGCTTGAAGCTAGTAAGAAGCTATTGAATGAGGCCGAGCAGAAAGGCTCAACGGTAGTCGCACAGACTAGAGCCAAGCTGCTGGAAGCTGAGAAGCAAGTAGCCAAGATCATCGCCGATGCGCAGAAGCAAGCTAAAGAAGAGGCTGATCGAATCTTGGGGGAAATCGCTAGTAAAATCAAAGACGGTGAGGCTAGACTTGAATATTTGGGCGGGCAGATCGAGGAGAAGAAAAAGCAGCTTGCCGACAGGCAAAACCTCCACGCACAGGTCGAAGCTTCACTCAATTCGCTGCGGCAGAAGATAACGTAGTGGCTGTTATACCATATACGTTCGTTTCTCTGATCCCGCAGTTCTGGGGTAACAACGCTGTGGTTTATACTTGGGCAAATATGAACTCAGGGGACACTGGACAGCCAGTGCAAGGGCCAGGGTTTACTGATCGGTCGTTCCAAGTTGAAGGTGGTGTTACTACAGTGTTGATTGAGGGTTCGAATGATAGCGTGAACTTCAGAACACTGAATGATGCTTTCGGCAATCCACTAACCTACAACGGAGTAGCGATTAGGCAGGTGACTGAGATCGCCTTGCTGATTCGACCAAACTGTCAGAGCGGCGGTAGCGTGACGGTTACCGCTGTGTTCTGCAACCATCAATATAACTAATGCTTGGGAACGCAGAATCGATTGAGCTTCTAGAGCATTGGCTAAGGCAAGCCAAGAAAGGTCATGTTGCCTACGTTGCCGTTGCGGCAGTCGAAAATCCGCAGCGAGTAGCCTATGATTATGCTGGAGCCTATGACTGCGAAGAAGCTGCACAACAGACACTTAAAGAACTTCAACAAGAGCTAGAGCAGATCTATGTTGCTCGAAGAATGGGTCCAAGGGACTTTAGCTTTGACGCAGCTTGCGTTGAATGGCCGTTGAGCGGTATCGCTCCGGTCAATTGGGACTTCCTAACTTGGCTCATTGATGCCGAGATGACCCGCCGGAGAGAAGGCGCTCCGTTTCCGTTGAGGGTTGGATTCTCTAAAGAGGAATTGCTAGGTACTGAGAAGCGACAGTTCTTCAACTCTGTCTTAAGGCCACTTGTCCCAACGATTGGCGGGATAGTCACACCTAGAGCCATTGGTGGTCGGCATAAGCGGTTCTATATGACCAGTGACATCGTTGTGGCATCTAGGCGTGGCGAAGAGGTGCCGCAAGTGAAAGCAACAAGGTCGGGTAGTGAAGTTGTAACCTCCTATCTTCACGGTGTTAAGCCGGTAACAATAACCTTGCGGGAAGCCTGCCATTTGCCCTGGAGAAACAGCAGCGTTGAAGCCTGGTGTCATTTCGCACATGACCTCGAGGCCAAGGGTCAACCAGTGGTGTTTGTGCGAGATACCGCTAAAGCAATGGTGCCATTAAATGGATTTGCTACTTTTCCGCGAGCCGCTTTTGACGTGGATATTCGTTTGGCCTTATACGAGCAATCTAGAGCTAACTTGTTCGTTAGCAACGGCCCCGGTGCTTTGGCTTGGTTCTCCGACCGCCCCTACGCCTATCTCGTCAACCTTAAGTCCGGTCTATCTGACGAATGGGAACCAAACGATCCTGAATGGTGGTACGGGGCAATGGGCATCAACGTAGGAGAGCAATGGCCCTGGGCGCAGCCAGATCAACAGCTAGTCTGGAAAGAAGACACTTATTCTAATATCAGCGAGGCCTGGGAATGGCTCAGCGAGAAGGCGAAATAGAGATCTATCACCCTTGGGGTTCTCCAGGTCTACCAGAGGATCTCGCTCGTAAGATGGGCGTTAAGCCAGGTTCTGGCACTCATAGAGTCTCAACCTTGACATGTCACCATTGTAGGGCGACTGTGGTCAAGAATCCGTTCCGCATCCGGGAGAGGTACAGCTGCTGGCAATGCGGTGGTGCTTATGTGTGTGATATCTGTGCCGCCAAGATGCGTGAACCTGACTATGTCCATACACCATTCGAGCGAATGGTAGACGAGGCCCTGAAAGGAGGCTGATATGTCAAAGAGAGCATTCCATGCAACCAACTACACGCCGACCCCGCAGGCTGATACAACCGCTCTAACCAGTGGCACATATCAGTCCATCAGGGCCGCAGCGACCAGCTTAATCCAAGTGGTCGAGATCATGATCGAAGGGCTTGCTGGTTCCAGCAACCCGATGATCATGCAGATGGCCCGAGCTTCAACGTTGTCAAGTTCTGCTACCGCTCTAGCCTCGCCGAACAGCGATGGCTTTATGAATCCGTTGGCCAGCACAATCACCACGCTACCAGTGACGCTTGTTGCCGCAACGGTTTCAGGCCCGCAGCGTTCAGCAGTGACAAC